TAGCGACTGTACCTGTGCCGTTAAAGTTTACCCATGCTCTGCAACCGTATGCTGTGGCTGTTGAGCCGTAACCTGAGTTAAATTGCAGATTAGCAGAAGCATCTGAATAGATAACTGTACCGTCAGCATCAGGCAAAGTTAAGGTGCGGTTAGAAGCCGTACTAGGCTCCTGCAATAGTACGCTACCACCACCAGATGAATTTAGTTTCAATGACATAGTTAACCAATCATCAAAGCATTACGTAAGTGTTTGCTGTTCATGGTTGTCCTTTAGCGGAAGATGGTGACAGAAACAACGGTGGAATCTGCTGGAAGACCACCTGTAGTACCCATACCAACTCGTACCAATGACGTTGTTCTAGCAGTAGAGCTATCCCTTGTACAACCAACGGCAAAATCACTAGCACCACCAATGTCACCAGTAACATTGGCATCAAAATTAGCATCCACTAGCGCATTAGTAAAGTTCACCGTGTAATCACCAGTACCATTATCAGTAATAGAACTCACATTGCCAGACGCTCTGATAGCTACCGTACCAGTACCATTAAAGTTCACCCAAGCTCTAGCGCCATAGATAGGAGCAGATCCACTCTGAGCGCCATCTAGTTTTGCAGCGGTAATTGCAGCATTAGCAATGTCAGCAGTAACAATAGAACTATCAGGCAGACCACCAGCCGATAGTCCTGTAATCGTGCCGTTACCGTCAAATGTCATTGGCATAATCGTTCCTTACACAATCGTCCAGGTGGCACCACTTGGCACCGTCACCGTCACGCCAGAGGCGATCGTTGAGTTTCTACCACTGATACCATCGTACCCAGTAGGAAACGTCACCGATGTATTGATCGTCTGGTTGGTGAACATAATGCCGTTGGAAGCAGCGAGTTGTGTCGCTCTCAAGTCACCCAACGACGGGTTGTATGTCAGCTTAGTGCTAGATACCGTGGCCGTTGAAAACGTACCGCTGGTCGCCGTTGCAAACGTCGGGTAGTAGCTTGCGTTCGTCGTGGTGTCGTCCGACACCGTGGTGCTGACTGGCGCTGCCGCCCACTTCACACCCGTAGCTTCTGCCGAATCGGCGGTTAGCAGTTGGCCATTCGATCCAACAGCCAAGCGGACATCGTTGGTGCCGTTATGGGTGATCAAATCACCCTTAGTTGTCAGCGGTGACAAGGCATCAAATGCTGCAGTCTGTGTCGTCTGGCCTGTACCACCATTGGCAATCGGCAGTGTGCCAGTTACCTGCGTTGCCAGACTAACGTTTGAGAGCGTGCCGCCCAGTGTCAGGCTGCCGCTAGATGTAACCGTGCCTGAGAGGCTAATGCCATTGACCGTGCCGGTGCCAGCTACGCTTGTGACCGTGCCTGCAAACTGATCGTTCGACGTGATGGTGAAATTAGGGTATGTACCTGTGATGTTGGTCGTACCAGCACCTGTCAATGCGACTGTCTGATCTGGCGCGCTGTTTGTGATAACGCCAGTAGATGAACTGTAACTAATCCCCGTGCCTGCGCTGATAGCCGACCTAGCGCGCGAATCCAAATAGTATTGGTTCGTACCTTCGTTGATATTAGTTGTCGTCAGACTGACCGCACCTGTTTGGCCGTTGACCGAAGTGACTAAGTTCGACTGGTCGATCTTCTGCCAGACCGTTCCATTAAACATCAGCCAGTCGCCAATCTGCCAATCGGTAATACCATTCAGATTCGTTGAGCCAGCGGTCGCTACGATGTAGTAATAGCCATTGACGCCAACGCTGGAAGTCAGTGTTGGAGTGTTCGTGCTTGCATCCCAAGTGCCTTGGTAGTTAAGACCGCCTGCCACGTTAGCCCACGAAACAGCCGTTCCGTTGGTGGTCAAGAACTTACCCGCATTGCCCGTCTGGCTGGGGTAAATGTTGTTGATTTGTGTCTGTAACGACGCCAAAGCATCAATGACCGTCTGCGATGTACCGCCGCCATTGGCGACAATACGAATTTTCTCAGCTACATCGGGAGCAACCACCTCACCGACGTTGATTTCACGCCCGTTTGAGAGCGAAATCACCAAAGATCCGTCGAAATCGATCTTGGCGTCCGTGACAGACACCCCATCAACCCCATCAACCCCATTCACACCGTCGCGGCCAGCTGGACCAGCGGGTCCTTGAGCGCCATCACGGCCTGGACGGCCATCTAAGCCATCTCGACCGTCCGATCCGTTGGTGCCGTCACGCCCATCACGTATCGAGTTGACCCTAGCCGTGATTTTGTTGCCTAGATCGTCGTATTTCGCCCGAATGTCGGCTTCAATCTTCTTCAAAGCATCGACCACCATGCCGACGTTCTCGCTCACCCGTCGTTTCTGGTTGCCTCTGGCCTCTTGCAAGGTAGAGCGAACCGACTCCAGAACAGCAGTCTGCTGCTCTGGCGTCATGTTCTGAAGGATTAACTGCTTAGCTAGGCTTTCAACGTCCACCAGACAGCTCCTTGGTTAATTCAGCCAAGAAATCCTCTTCCATGCCGCTGATTTTGTTCTGCTTCTCCGCCATTTGCATCTCAACAATCTTCGATTTGTTCTTGATGTCGGCTTCTTTTAGCATCAGCTCGGCGATCTTCACCCGTTTGTCGAACTCTTTGGAGGCCATCTCAGCGTCATTGGGCAGATTCTGCGTGTTGGCCGCCATAATCTTGCTCTGCACCTCGATTGGCTTCAATTTCGTCTCAATCGTGGTGTTGATGGCTTCCGCCCGGTTGCGCTCAGCCTGTGTCTGATTGACCGCAATCTGCGACTGAGCCGCTTGCATGGCCAGCTGCTGCTGCATCTGCTGCGCTGCCTGCGCTTCAGGGTTCGGCTGCGCCATCTGCGTCAAGGACTCCATCAACTCCATGCGATTAGACAGCGAGCTGTTGGCCACGATCCCTTTCAGAATCAATGGCAGCACCGGTGTGTCAGGACCCAGCGTCTGCAGGAGCGCAATAAACTGCGCCTGCTCGTACTCGCGAGCGATGATACCCAGTGTCGCTGTCGGGATGAAGTTCAGATCCACCGATGGATAGCGCTCGGGGTCGAACTGCATGTACCTAAACGCTGCTTTTTTGATGAACGGAATCAGGAAGTCTTCCTGAAAGTTCACCAGCGTGCGCTTGTACTTCTTAATGATCGTTGCCACTGCCATCGACATGCCGGCGTTGCCGCCGTCTCTGGCCACCTGCGTGACCATGCCTTGGCTGTCCAATGTGCCTGTGGCTTGCAGGAGCATGCGCTCAAAGGCTTGCGCAGTCGTCAGGTTGCTGCCGTCAGTCTGGCCAAACTTGAACGGGAACAAAATCTCGCTCGGGTTGCCGTTGGTCATGAACGCCTTGCCCGGACGGACTTCAAACTTTGCCCCTCGGGGCAAGCGTGTGGCGTCCATCGCCACCATCGGCACAGCAGTCAACGCCAGCGAGTCCAGATGCGTTCTGACCTGCGCATCGATCGCCTTTTGCATGTTGTAGGCTTTTTCCACCGTCCCACGGCCAGGCAACCGGTTGGGCACTGTGTCGTCCTGGTAGGTCAATACCGGACGATCCTTCATCATGTACGGATTCTCTTCGGCTTTCAACAGCATGCCGTCGTTACCGATGACGATGATCGCTTCGACCAAGTCGCTGTAGTCCTCGGCCACTGAATCGTCCGGGAACAGATCGACCATCTCTTCGTCTTCTTTGTCCAGCTTAGACAGATACTCTTTGGGCACCAGGCCGTAGTACGTCAGAAGCTTGACCTTCTCGTTCTGGTACTGACTGACCTCTTGTGTGGGCTCCAAGTCGGTGTCGTCGTAGGTCGGAACGATGTTGACCTTACGATAGACGCCCTTCTCAATGTTGGCCACCACCTTGTGGATCGACACGTACTTCTCGATCGCCACACCCATACAGTCGTCCACCGTCGTGCCGTTCGGGTCCCACAAGAAATTCTTCGGGTTCACCGGTATGGGCTTGACCGAGACGCGCTCTACTTCTTGCACACCGATGGCCGCTTGGCCAGCCATGCCGGGGATCGGCTGGGTCGCTGGGATGTATTCCTTTTCCATTGTCGTTGTGATCTCGGCAATACCCGTGCCATAGATCGCAGCCAACAACTCAATCTGATCGACGTACTTCCTAAACTTGTCTTTTTTCAGATCCTCCATCATCTGGATCTTGATCATCTCGACATCCATCGGGTTGCCGTCGATGTCTCTGACGTCGTCCTTGATGTCAAAGTATTCCCCAGAGCCGAAGATCGCTTCCATGATCTCTGCATGGCGCGTCTCAACGGCTTGCTGAGTCATGGGCGTCACAATACGGGAGCGTTCAGAGTCGCGTGTCTTGTCTTCAACGGCCCACTCGCCACGGAAGATGCGCTCGTATTCTTCCCATTGCGGGAGGAAGTTCACATTACGGTAATCGCGCCAGCGGTCGCAATGCTGAACCACGAAATCGATAAGCTCTTTATCGTTTTCCGTGGGTTCGTCAAAATCGTTTCGGTCCATCTTACACCCCAGAAATTACGTCTATCGGCTCCCAGTCATCGTCGGCGTCGCCTTCGAAGTAGGAAGTCACCGCCAGCTGGTCAATGTAAGAGAGCGCGTCGGGTAGGTCATCGTGGACGCCTTGCGCCGGAAACATCAACAGCTGGTCAAGAAAGGTCTCAAAATCACCTTCTTGGTTCAGCACGATCCTGCCATGCTCGAACCGACCCTGGAGGCTCCAGATGATCCGGTCAGCCTTTTTCCGGTTACCATGCGTGAGATCAACTATGTGAGAATATACATTATTCTTGCGCATTAAGTCACTCAAATAGGGCAAAACCGCGTTTTTTAACGCGCCCCGTTCGATCCCCACACTTAACGGCCTGTAGTCCCGCATGGCCATCAGAATCTTCGCCGCCGTCTCGCGGATGTCCCAACGCCCGTGCTGGATGTCTTTCACGAACCACTTGCCATCCTCGGTCACTTTTACAATCGCAATGGCTGTTTCGTCCAGCCGCTTCTTCGAATTCGCTGCCTGCTTGGCCACTTCCTCGAACCCGGCTAAGTCCACGGCCACGAAGTAGCTGCCATAGTCCGGCTCCTCGCCGTGCTTGATCCACTCCTCTTTGAAAATGTCGGAGCCCGCGTTGTCGAAGCTCGCCATGTATTCTTGCTTAAATGCAAACGTCGATAGCGTCTTTTTTGCTGACTCGATTTCCTTCGGGTCGATCAGTGGGTTGTCCTGGGTCGTGAAGTGCCAGCTTTTCCAATCCTCGTCATCGCCCGTCTGCCCCAACTTGTACAGGTCGTTGAACCAGTTCCTGCCCTTGGGCGTGCCGATGAAGAGCCCTCGTCCCTTCTTATCAGATAGAGACGCGCGAATGACCTGCTCCCAAGCCTCTGGTTTGATGTCGGCGACCTCGTCCAGTACGGCGTAGGTCAGCGAGACGCCTCGCAGCGTGTCGGGTCGGTCAGCGCCACGGACGTAGATCACCGCGCCGTTAATGAGCGTGATGTCCTGGTTGTTCACATGGCTGCCGGCGATCACGTCCCGTCCCAGATCCAGCAAGACGTTCCAGATAATCTGACGCGCCTGACCGTTCGTGGGCGCGACATATAAGACCGCAGATCCTGACGGGCAGCGCAGCCCCTCGATGAGCAAGGTGGTGGCGGCTAGTCGCGACTTGCCGCACCGGCGCCCGGCTGCGACCACCTTGAAGCGTGTGCCGTCGTTGAAGACTTCTTGCTGCCACGGCAGCAGCTGGAAGTTAAGGTCAGACATCCGTGATGTCCTTGATCTCCGGCTGGCCGATGCCGGTAATGGTGATGTTGATCGCGCTGCGCTGGGCGGCGGTCTTCTCGAACATGCTGGCAGGCAGTGCGCGGTCCATACACATCTTCAGGGCGGCCATCTGGCCTGGGTGGCCGTCGTCTAACGCGATCGTAATGACCTTCTGCACGACGTCAGCGCCCTTGCCCTCAATGAGCATCTGTTTCAACTCTTTGATGCGCTGCGTGTCAGTCTTTGGCAGCGTCGCTGGCGGCACGTACGGTGGGTCTTTAATCGGGGCTGGCATAGCTTTTTTCCTAGGGTGGAAGCTGTTAGCGCGATTGTAACGGCTTTTTTGCTGACAAACCACAAGCTAGTAGCTGGGGGTCTAATTTTGCTTTTTCAGAGGGTAGGAGGCTCCCGCAAATTTTGATAGCCAGGCAGACCCCCCTCCCCCCTATCAAAATGGCAACAAACCGCCGGCGAACGGCCGCCAATGATAGCAAGCGGCTATCAACAGCGTTTTACATAACGTAGGTTATTGGTGCGCATAATCGGCGGCGATAGCTGACGGCTATGAGCGGGAGGGGAGGGTATGGCTATCAGCTAGCCAGGATTTGATAGGGGTGGACTATCGGCTTACGGAATTGCGTGAGAGGACGCGGGTGCATTTTGCCAGTACCTGACAGCCGCAAATTAATTAGGGTCAGACCCGTTTAAATCCTTAGCATTGTTACTCTGACAATGCATTTGCTGATACCAGTCAAGTAGATTTTTGAAGCCGGCGCTGATATCGCCGTCACCGGCGTGAGCCAATATCGCGGCTTCGGTATCCGTTAAATGGCGCAGGAAATTGCGTGTGCGAATTGACGCGGGACGGCCGGCTGGCATAAGTTATCACTCTGACATGGTCAAATGGTCAAATGGTCATGCAATTTTAATCGCTCAGACCCCCAGCGCAAAATCAAAATTTTTGCATGACGGCACGGCATTCCGGCGCGCACGGCACGGCATTCCACCATATTACTTATTATTACTACTAACATCTAAAAATAAATGACCATTTGACCATTATTGGCCAAAACCTAGGCTACAAGCGGGTTTTGCCGTGGTCATTCGCCCTCGCCAAATGACCATTTCATGACCATTTTGCCCCCTAAATGACCATTGGAACCGCGAATCGCAAATAAATGCAAAACATTGTTTGACATTTGCCGAAACACGGACTAACATGTCTTTCAGCAGCAAAACAATTCTTTATTCCCTGGAGACACAAAAATGAAAAAACCTACCATTGGCCAAAAAATCCAAATGCCCGTATACGGCAAATTGCAGACTGTCACTGTCTTAGCTGTTCATCCATTCGGCACGATCGATATCGAAACCGCTACCGGCGCATGCTTCCGCATTACCGGCTTGTCATTTATCTAATAGGGGATTGACCATGAAAAATTACGGATTCGAAATACTCTCAGCGATTTACTGCGCGGCCATGCTATTCACGGCCATTCTAATGATGACAATCTAAGGGGCACGATATGAAACCTACACTTATGGAAATAATCGGCGCGATTTTCGCCTTTGTATGGTTAGGCGTTTTTGTTGTTGCATGCCTTGCTTATTAATTAACTAGGGGAACCGGCCAAATGAAAATCTCAGTCACTT